GTTCACCTTTATTCATTGTGATTGCGTAAGGTGGACAAAGGAAGTAAAGAAAGAATTTTTGAGTGATTTAAAAAAGTTGTTTGAGATACATAGAAATGATGTTTATGCAATACATGAGATTGATGATGTAAAGCATAAAAAATTTCTAGGTATTGTTGGATTTGAGTATCTGAAAGATTTTGTTGGGTCAGATGCAAAATTAAGGCAAATATTTATTAGGAGAATGTAAATGGGAGCATTATTGGTAGGAGCAGGAGCATCACTATTAGGTGGTGCAATGGCAGGAGATTCCGCAAGAAGTGCGGCTCGTATTTCAGCTAATGCCCAACTTGAGGCATCACGAATTGCAGCAGATGCGGCAAGATTTCGTCCTGTTGGCATAACTACCCGTTACGGTACATCTAACTTTCAAACTGATGGCAGCGGTAATGTAATTGGGGCTGGTTACGATGTCAGTCCTGAGTTAAGGGCTTACCAAGACCGTCTACAGGCTCTTACAGGCGGTGCTTTATCTGATGCGGAATTAGCTAGAACGCAATATCAACCTTTGCAAACTGGTGCTACAGGACTGTTTAATCTTGGTCAACAGTATCTTGCTCAGTCTCCTCAACAGGTTGCGGCTCAATATATGCAACAGCAACAGGACTTGCTTGCCCCTAGTCGTGAACGATCAATGGCTCAATTACAGAACCAGTTGTATCAACAAGGTCGTGGTGGTTTGTCTGTTGGTGCTACAGGTATGCGTCCTAGTGGTGCAGCTGGTTTTGGTGCTGCCTCTCCTGAGATGGAAGCGTATTACAACGCTATGGCACAGCAAGATGCTCAGTTGGCTGCTAATGCTCAACAAGCTGGTCAACAGAATGTTGCGTTTGGTGCTGGATTGTTTGGTAGTGGTTCTCAGTTGATGGGTCAGTATCAAGCTGGTCAAGTCAGTGCATTGAACCCGTTTACAACGTATTTGGGTGCTGGTTCTACTCTTGAGCAACTTGGACAACAGCCTTTGGAGATGGGTTCTGCTTTAGGTGGTCGATCTGCACAAGCTGGTGCTAATGTTGGTAGATCATTGCTTGAAGGTGGAATGAATGCTGCATTGACTCAACGACAAGCAGACTCGTATAACCCATTTGCTACTGCTCTAAGTGGTCTTGCAAACAATCAGCAATTTGGTCAGGGTGTTTCAAACTGGTGGCAAAACCGTAATATTGGCGGTGCTGGAGGAAGTGGTATACCTCAATATCAAATGGATGCACTTTCTAGAGATGCATTTAACCAAACAGCATATGCTGGCGGCATTTATTAAGGAACAATCATGGCTGAAATAATCAATAATCAATCAAATACAGTTATGTATCCTAATGAGGATAAATATTTCAATGAATGGGCGAATGACAGAGACAGTAACGCACTTTATCCAACTTGGCTGCGTGAAAATTACCCTAAAGTAGCCGCCGAAAGAGCTGCGGCTAGTACTCCCCCTGCTATTGATTACAACCGTAATGGAGTTTTTGAAAGTAGTATTAAACCTACCTTTGCCACATTTGAAGATTATCAAAAGTTTTTAAAAGAAACATATCCAGACAGAACTGCTATTGAATCAAAAGACGATTACTTTAAAAGACTTTATGGCAATCAAACACCAGCACCAGAAGCAGCACCAGCACCAGTACTAGCATCAGCATCACTATTATCTGGACAACTTAAGGAAAGTCCATTAACAATTGATACAAGACATGATGCACCAGCATCAGCACCAACAAGTGTCTTAGGAATGTTTCCTGAAGTAGATGCAATGCAACGTGCTTTGTATCAACAAAAGCAAAATGAAGCAATGCAAGCACAGGCAATGCAGTATGCGTCACTTGATCCAATGGCACGGGCGCAATACAGCCTGTACCTTGGTGGTCAACAGTTGGGTGGTGCTATTGGCGGTGCTTTGGGTGGTAAAGACCCTCAGTTACAGTTGATTTCAATGCGTAATTCATTGATGTCTCAACTTGACCAAAACAATCCTGAAACATTTTTTAAAGCAGCTAGGATGGCTTACCAATATGGTGATTCTGACTTTGCAACCAAAATTGCTGATGCTGGTCAGAAATTACAAGTTAGTTCAGCTACCACAAGAAAAACAATTGCTGAAGCTGAAAAATTTGAGTTGTCAAATACACAAGAAAAGCAATTGCGTGAAGAACTGTCTAAGTTGCCAGCAAATGCAACTGAAGCAGATGTTTTGGGAATCGTTACTAAGTACGGTTCTCCAGACAAAGTTTTGGCAGTACTTCAAGCATCTGCTGACAAGGAAGCACAAAGAACGGCTAGAGCAGAACAAGCTCGTAAAGATAATGAAGCAAAACTTGAAAGATTGCAAGAAAGACTTGATGCAGAAGCTAAAGCTGCAAAAGAAAGAGGTGCTGATGCTAAACAATTAGAACAAATGAGAATTAATGGTAGAAAAGAAATTGAACAAGCAAAGAATGAGTTTAAACAATCTCAATTGTCAAACAAGCCAATGCCAGCAGGTTTAATTAAAGATGAGTCCAAGGATTTGGAACTCATTGATAATTTAGATGCTCAAATCACCACACTTTCTCCTGTTATAGAAAATCTAAAAATTGATCCAAAAACAAAGAAAGCTCCTTTGGAACTTGGATTTTTAAACAATCGTAAATATGAAGTGGCTAATGCAACTGGTAATTCAACTACTGAAAGCAGAGCGTATGCAAATTTGGAACGTGCTGTTCAGGCCGCAACAAACTTGAAAGTAAGCGCAGAAAACGGTGTTCAAACAGATAAGGACGTATTGCGTTTTGCAAATGAGTTTCTTGCTGCTTATGGTAAAAATGATACTCAAACAACATTTGAAGCATTAGATAATTTTGTCAAAGCAACAGAAACAGCAAAGAAAAAAACAAAAATCAGAATTAATCAACGCAGAAAAGCGGCAAAAATAGAACCGTTTTTTGAAGACATTTTATCTGATGAAGATTTGTTCGACAAATATAAATAATGGAGTATTTATGGCAGCGACTTATGAAGAAGTAATGCAAGCTCTGCGTAAAGCTGATGCTCAAGGCAATCAAGAAGATGCTCGTAGGTTGGCAAAAATTGCTCGATCTTTAAAAGAATCAAGTGCTTCTGATGCTAGTCAGCAAAATGCTCCTGCTCAAGCGCAAGCACAACCCGTTGCAACTGAAGAACCAAGTTTTTTAGATAAGATGATTGGGTTTGGCTCTCCTACATACAGTTTGATAAGAGGAGCAGTTATTCAGCCAGCATTAGGTGTAAATGAACTATTGGCAAAAACTGGTTTGTTTGGTCAAGACATTAAACAAGGAGCATCGGCTAATGTTAGACAAGAACAAGCCGCTTATGAAAAAGGCAGAGCAGCCGTTGGCAGAGAGGGGATAGATGTTCCTGAATTTGCAGGCGCAATATTTTCCCCTGTTAATAAAATTGTTAAAGCTGGCGGTTTATTGCAATCAATAGGCGGTGGATTGATTCAAGGAGGATTAACACCTAGCGGTAAAGAAGATGATTCTTATCTTACTGATAAATTGTTTAACATGGGATTGGGTGCTGTGATAGGTGGAGTAATTCCACCAACAATAAAAGCCTTGTCCTATATAAAAGATCAGTTAATCAACTTGCCTATTACGGTAGCAAACAAAGAAGCTGCGGCACGAAGATATATTGAATCTTTAGTTGGCGATGAAAAACAACAGGTAATTGCTGCTTTAAGAAATGCTGGTGAAATTGTTTCTGGTAGTAAGCCTACAACTGCTGAAGCATTAGCAAGTACGCCAACAGCAATAGGACTTGTAAAAGAACAGCAAAGACTTGCAAGCCAAGTTCGTACACAACCGCAATTTACACAAAGAGGGCAAGCACAAGCTGCTGCTCGTAAACAAGAGTTAGTGGGTCAATTTGGTACTGAGGCAGACTTAGCGGCAGCAAGAGCAGCTAGGGCAGCGGAAACTACTCCATTGCGTGAAACTGCGCTTGAGCAAGCAAATGTGTATGGTCAGGTTGTTCCTAAATTAGAGGCTGACATAGCAGAAAGACAAGCGGCTGTAGTGCAAAATCTTCAGGCACAAGGAAGAACCGCTACAGAAGAAGCGCAAGCAGTGGTTCGCTCAAATACTGGAGTGCAAGGCGGTCAAATATCGCAAATTGCTGGTATGCCAATGAAGTTTCCAGATAGATACACAGGCAATTACAACCTTGCCAAAAGTTTGTCTACTGCTGCACAAGAATTTGCCGATCCTCTTGCTCAAAGAAAAGCGGAACTTGGCTTTAAACAGTTGCAACTGAAAAGTGTTGCTGATGAGGGTTTCTATCCTCTTACTATTCAACCCATCATTGGAAAAATAGATGATAGTCTTGGTCGTGTTGGAGACAGATCAAATGCACTGCTTGTCAATTCACTTCAAGGATTACGCACAAAATTAGCAAATCTTGCTGATGAAAATGGCATCATCAACAGCGTTGATTTATACAATGTGCGTAAAGAAATTGGCAGCGACATCAAGTCTTTCTTGACACAAAGAAATGAGCCATTTGGAGCGCAAGCTACCAATGTAGAAACATCCATCAAAAAGATTCTTGATAAATCCATTAATGATGCATCTGGAACTCAAATTTGGTCTGATTACCTGTCAAAATTTGCTGACCATAGCAAGAAAATCAATCAAATGAAGGTTGGTCAAACACTGATTGACAAATTGAGTTTAAATTTAACTGATGTTGAAAAAGCTGGAATGTTTGCTTCTGCCGTTGACAACTCAGCCGCTTTGATTAAAAGAACTACTGGCGTTCAAAGATATGAAAAACTATCTGACTTCTTGACTTCTGACCAAATCAAATCTGTTGAAAGTGTTCGTGCTGATTTAGCAAGATCACAAAAAGCAATTGAGATGGGTCAAGGTGTTAAAGCATCAGGTGAAGAAGCATTTTCTGGTGGTGAAAAAATTCCCGGAATGATTAGCAGTGGAATAACAATTCTTAAATCTGTTTTAGACACATTGAAGACAGGAAGTCAAAAGCAATTAGATTCAAAGATGACTGAACTTATGCTTGATCCACAAAAATTGGCAGATTTCTTAGAGGTCATGCCAAAGAAACAGGCTTCATTGATTACAAGTTCTTTGATGGCAAAGATGAGCCCTCAAATGCAACAAACATTTAGAGAATTTGTATCTGCCTCTACACCAACACAAACTCAACTTACCCGTGGAACTATCTCTCAAATCACAAGAGATTAAGGATACAAAATTGATCCGATCACCCTACTTTTTGCCGCCAATGCTTGTGTTGCAGCAATCAAAGAAGGCTGTGAGCTGTATAAGCAAGCTAAGACTTCCTTTATGGAAGTCAAAAGCACTGTTAACGAAGTCATTGGAATCGCAAAAGAGGCTAGGGGTTTCTGGACAAAGTTGGCAGAAATGTTTGGTGCAGGTACTGCATCTGTCTCACAGGGAAAATCGCCCAAGCCTGTGGCGAAAAAGAAAGAAAAGTTTGTCGCTGTTGACGAAACTCAAGTCAAAGTCAATATTGTCAAACAACTCACTGAATTCTTCAAGATTCAAGAACAATTAGAAGCGCACATAAGGGAAGAAGAAGAAAAGTCAAAGAATGTCTATGACCCTAACCAAAACCACATGGAAGCGGCTCTAAAGAGGGTGATGGCACAGCAGCAGATGGCTGAGTTGGTGGTTCAGATCAGGGAGTGCATGGTTTACCAGAGTCCTCCTGAGATGGGCGCACTGTACTCAGAGGTCTTTAACATGAGAGAGACAATACAAGAGGAGCAAACTCAGGCAAGGTTAAAACAAGAGGCAATAAAGAGGCAGGAACTATGGCAACGCAAGGAGGAAGAAAGAAACTTCCAGCTAAAAATAGCGTACCTAGTAGCGACTTCTATATTCCTCCTCTACCTGTGGGCGTGGTTACTGTTCGTAAGTCAGTGGAGGAAGACATAGTGGGATGGATTGCTGCTTGCTTGTTGATTGCCTTGTTGTTGCCACTGATGGGATTTCTTTATCTTGACATCTTAGAGACTAAGAATGAGGCCAAGGCTCAGGTTGAAAAGGTCGAAAAGATGAGACAGAAAATTGAGCAAAAAGAAAGGGAGAAAGATAAATGAAAATATTCTTCTTGATAACGCTAGTCTTGTTAACCGCTTGTCAGGATCGTTTTAGATATCCTTGCCAAGACCCTCAAAATTGGCAGAATGCTGAGTGCAAACCCCCTATTTGTACTGCTACAGCCACTTGTCCAGAAATGTTAGTTAAACCCGAACAGGAGAAAAAGTGATGCCAACAATCGTGATGAACAAAAATACTCGCATGACTTCTGATGAAATTGAAGTCAGAATTTGGGCAATCGTAATCTTTTCCTTGACCCTGATTCTTCTTGGATCAGTGGCAATGTTCCTGTATTCAGTCTCATTTGTAACTCAGCCAATGTCAGGCATGGCAGCAATTGACAAGATTTACACGCAACAGATCAATACCATCATGGTGTTTATTACTGGTGTTTTGGGTGGTGTTGCTGGTCGCTCTGGTGTCAAAGCAATAGCTACTGCGACATCAAAGGCTGAAGTTGTTGACAATGATGAACCGCCTAAGCCATGAGTCTGTTTAATCCTTGGGTAATCTTGGGTATATTGATCGCCATTGGTTCTGCCTTTGGCGGTGGATACTCTAAGGGTAAACACGATGAGTTTACTAAACAACAGCTTCAGATTGCTGCTTTGAATGCAGATGCTCGACAAAAGGAACAGGCACTTGTGGCTGCTGTAAATACCCAATCTAACCAACTGATGAAAGCCAATCAAAATGCTAAACTTTTACAGCAAAAGCGTAATAGTGATATTGACAGTGGTGCTTTGCGGTTGCGGATCGCTGTCAAAGCCTCAGAGTGCGCCGTACACGCCTCCTCAGATACCACCGCTACCAGCGGAAGTAACTCAGGAAGTGCATCAGCCGAACTTGACCCAGAAATTGCTAAAGCTCTTATCGCCATCACAGACGAAGGAGATGCCGCCATCAGAAAACTTGCAACCTGTGTCTCCCTCTACAACGAAGCCCTCCAAACCTTGAAAGTCAAACCATGAACTTATCTGCCAACTTCACCCTGAAAGAACTGACAAAGTCCGACACTGCCACTCGTTTGGGTCTGGACAACACGCCTGATGAAGCAACCATTGAGAACCTCAAAGCATTGTGTGAGAACGTCCTACAGCCTGTTAGAGAGCATTTTGGCAAGTCTGTTACCGTGAACTCAGGTTATCGCTCTCCAGAGTCTAATGCGGCTGTTGGTGGCTCTAAAACATCAGACCATTGCAAGGGTCAAGCTGCTGACATTGAGATAGCTGGTATTGCTAATGCTGATCTGGCTCAGTGGATCATGGACAACTTGGACTACACACAGTTGATCTTAGAGTTCTACACACAGGGTATACCCGATAGTGGATGGGTTCATGTGTCGTATGACCCCAACAACCTGAAGAATCAAGAGTTGACTGCTGTCAAGGTTACGGGAAAGACTCAGTATTTGAATGGTCTACACGCTTAATCGTCAAAGAAGTGGAGGAAGACCCATATTCCAAGTATGAGGACTCCTCCACCAAAAGCCAAAAGTAAAATCAAGGAAAAGACATTTGCAATCATCTTGGTTCTCCAATCATCTGTTTAGTGTTAAACAAGTCCTTGTATTCAGGATATTTTGCTTTCCAGAGTCTTGCATAAAAAGCAATGTAATCGTTACTGATCTTGAAGTCTGAACCAGTAGTGACTATGGTAACTTCCCACCTAATTCTATTGATTATCAGCCAATGACTGACCTTTTTATGCCCATTGGCAACTGCTTCTAAGGCAAACTTTTCAAAGTATTCCCAAACATGGGGATTCTCTTTATGCCAATTCCACCATATCTGCTTACGTTCTATAAAACTTAAAGTCATATCAACTCCTATCAAAGTTAGTGGGTACTCACTTACGCTTTCCCCATTAAGTTACATCAAAACGGTATATTATCGGATTCCAAGTCATCAAAACCAGATTTAGGCTTGGCCTTAGCTGGCTGTGCTGCTTGTTCTTCTTTAGGGCTGACGGCTAGTCCCATGAACTTGCCGTTCTTACCCTCTTTAATCCATGCTGAGAGCCAGAATTCCTGACCAGCAACCCGAATGTTCCCTTTATAGTCGGGATGATTGTCTTTTTCTTTCTTGTCGTTGCGAAAAAGTACTCCGCTGTTATCACGCTGTTCCATTTAACACTCCTTTATATGCTGAAAAATTTTTGTGTAGAAAATCCGTAGCTTCAACAGCAACAAGATCAGCTAACTCTTTGTCTTCGTAAGAACCAAAATAATAAGGTTTATAGTTTTTACTCAATGCAACCTTCCATTTTTTATTGACTTTATGCCATGAAACTCCTTTAACGCCTGAAGAATTAGTCAATCGAATCTTTTGATTATGGGCATTTTCTTGTGTGCTTGCCTCTCTCAAATTTTCAATTCGATTGTTTGATCTGTTTCCATCAATGTGGTCAATGAGTTCAGGCAAATATCCATTGTGATACAAGAAAATCAAACGATGCGCCTTAAAAGACTTTGTTTTTATCTTGATATGTACATAGCCCGTACCCTTGTGAATACAGCCAGCAACAGAGCCAATTTCACCTTTTCTGCCGATCTTTCTAATCAATTGACCATCTTGATAGTCAAATGCAGAAAAAACATACTCTTGGCTAATCTGTAGCTGTTCCATATTTACACCTTAATTTCATTGAGTTTTTTAACCTTGTCATCTACTTCAGCCAAGAAGCGGATAACCTCACTTTCGAGTTCTGCAATATAAATATCATTGCGCTCGATCCTTTTGACAAACAGTTGTAAGTGCGCTGGCATTCGTGGGTCGAAACTCACAAAGTCGCACCAACTTCTGTTTGCACAAACCATTTGCCACTGCATTTGGTCGTAATACTTCTTTGCTGGCTCGTCACCCAAAAGGGTTTCAATGTGTGTGGCAGTGTTAGGACACTTGATCTCTAAGCATCCATCATCACCTACAAGGCCATCAGGAGAGGCAGCAGACAGTGCAATTCTTGGATGGTCAATAGCACCTACCTGATCCACCATATTGCCTGTTTTAGCCTCGTATGCGGCACGAGCAAATTCCTCGTTTTCGATACCCCACTCCATAGCTGCATTGCTGTAAGACTCTGCCACTTGGTTAGTCATGCGCTCGACTACCAGTTGTGCCATGTAGTTTGCTCTGCTTGTGCTGTAGCCTGTCTTTGTCTTAGCAACAATGTCAGAGATTCTGGATGCAGTTGCCTTGCCGCATCTTTGCTGAAACCATGCTTCGCTTCCTTGGATAACTTCGCTCATGCTTCCCTCGCTTTCAGCATTGCGTCTGCCATTTGGTAAGATTTCTGTGCAATGTAATCACAGTGTGGTTGGTCAACGTCATGCATCATTCCTTGCATAGCCTTTGCCGCCATGTAGTCACGCAATGTCATGCCGGGGTTGTAAGGCGTAACCCCTGTGCCTGTTGGAAATGCTGGTGGGTTATTCATTTGTGTACTCCAATGCTTGCAACTTGTTGATGCGCTCATTGATTTCAGTCACTGTCTTTTGATACTCAGCCATGACATTTTGCTTTTGCTTTTCCAAAGCAGCAATTTTCTGTCCCCGTGGGTCATAGTCATCAGGTACGTCAATTTCAATTTCTTGTTCGCCTACATAGGTTCTGTAATTGTCGTCTTCAGCTTTAAAACTGAGAACTTCAAACTTGCCTTCGGTATCCCAATCGTACTTGCAATAGTGAATGTGGGCGGTTGTTTTGACTTTCATTTCAATGCTCCTTTACGCTTATCTTTTGCATCAATTACTTTCTTTTGCCAGCTTTTATCAGCACCGCAAGCAGTGTAAGCAGTTGTATAAGCATCTTTCAGTTCCTCAAGGGTTGAAGCAGCATCAATAGCTGCCAAATGGTCAATCATCACGCCTACATCAACGTCTGAACCCTCACCCTCTGGCAAGTCTTCACCCGCATAGATGTAAAGGCCAAGACCATGCAGAGACAAAGCCTTAGTCATGCAACGCATGATGGCAGTGTTGACTGCAAATGCATCAGGATTAATGATTGCTTTGTTGCGGAAATCCATCACTGGAAGTTGGCAAGTCATTGGTTTGCCAAACATTGTGACTGTTACGAACACCATTGCAGTGCCGTTTATTTCCATGAAACATTTACCATCAAACATTTCAATCTTGTATGTTGCATCAGGGTCTGATTTGAGTGCTTCAGCCCATGCCCACGCCCATGAAAGATATGTCAAACTTCCTTTTTTCTCAGTATGTTCATTGACATTCTTACTGAGAAGACTTAACACCTGTTCTTGATTCATTCCTCAACTCCCATCACATCGTTAAAAATATCTCTTGCTTCTTGACTCATTGCCCACATTCCTAGTAACGTCAAGTCACTGTGAATTTGAGCAAGGTCGTTACTGAACCCTGCGTATTTTTTGTGTAGGCACTTCTCCTCTAGACTCTTTGTTGTTCTTTCTATCCGCATTAGGATTGTCGAATAATCCAGCATTTTTTACTCCTGTTGAATGCTTCTTCCATGTTGCTGACACATCTGTCAGGGCTGAGTTCACATACCCAAATTCAGGGTCGGTGATTAGTTTGGATGGCATAACCACCCGTTGTACCTTTGGCTGCTGCTTGATTCGTTTAGCCGCCTTTTGCCGCAATTTCTGCCGCTCGTTGATGCTGAGTGTCGGTGTCCAAATCTCGAAATAAGATAAAAAACGAATCATCACAGCACTGATTTTTTGGGTTATGTGGCTTAATACAGAATGCACAATAGTATTCATTTGAATGTTCCTCAATAATCCGATCAAGATATAGCTTAGTCTTCATTGTTGACCTCGCTCTTGGAATAGGGATTGATTTTAGTCTTTACCTTGCGGTCTTCCAAGGCTGCTTGTTGTCGTTCAATGCGATAACAACGCCACAGATTTAATTCTTCTTCTGAGTCCACCCAAGGGGTTAAAGGCAGATCAAGTGCTACTTGTGCCAAACGCTTTGCTTTAAGCTCGACTCTGGCTCTGATTATGTCTGTAACATCAGTCCAAGCACTTGACTGTATTGCTTCTACTATTGCATCACTATCACAGATTGCATCTGCAACATCCTCAGAATTGAGGTCTTGCAATGCCATCCAAGTTTCTTTCTCAATATCAAACATTTTTCACTCCTTTTAAAAAAACCTATCAATGCGTGTATTCTGTCAGACATTATCATGATTGATATAGGGAATTTCCCTAATACACCTATGAAGTGCTGACAACTGTTTGTTAGTGAACACTTTCCCGCAACCCAAGCAAATCCAAGCTATTCCTGTGACAACACTGACATGTCTGTTGCCTTTCGATCCTCTTTGTCTGCCAAAGAATGTACGAATTTGTTGAATCATTTTTTGCGAGACAGTGCTTTTGAGTAGATGAACACCTGATTCTTGTCGTTGATGTCTCTACTGTCCTGCTTCTTCTTGGCGTATTCCTCACCTTGTTTAAACCGTTTCATCTTTGTGTCTGTCAGCCAGATTGAGGGTTGATCTTTATAGTCAAAGGCTGTTTTCATTTCTTATTTTTCCTGCTTTGAAGTGGGTGGTAATCTGGTATCTCAGTGCGTTTCATCTGTTCACGCCTTTTAGTGCCATTGATCTTTCCTATGTTGATTTTCTGAAGTTGAGCATCTCTTGTCCATAGGGATGGCCCTGAGTAATCAAATGCGCTTTTGTTCATGTGTTCTTCTCCTCGGCATAGCCGTTCTTTTGCTTGAGTTTGGCTTCAATGGCTTTGCCATATTCCATCCAATCAAGTGATTCTTTGTACCAAATGTCGCAATGCTCATCATCCGTCAGCCCTACCCATGTGCGCTGTGGTGGGTAGTTGTTGCGACTACAAGCAACGCACTCATAAAGAACTTCTGCTTTGCATTCGGGGCATACAGGCTCTTGGCTTTCCAACTCTGCAATGGCTTGGCGTAATTCGTTGGCTTTGTTCTTGTGAACTGCTTGCCATTCTCTGTCGGTCAAAACGCCAACATCTTCCAACGCCTCAAGTGCCTGTTTCAATACTTCAATCATGTGTAGAGTTCCTTTCTAGCTTGCTCAATATTTGCTTCAATTTGGCTGTCTCGACCGTCAAAACACTCACTCCTTTCGCCGCATCTTCCGCAAACATAGCGTTTTCCAGTTTGGGCATACAACTGAAGTGCGTATTGCCAAGCGTGTTTACATGGTTCGTTCGCCAGCTTCAATGCTTCTTGTGTCATGCTTCACCTCTGGCTCTGATGGTTTCAGCCTCTATCCCAACTTCATTTTCTTGTGCCTCTGGACACATTCTTTTATATACTCGTTCACATATCAATGCACAGGCTTCACGTTCTTTGGCGGCTACAAGTTTGGCAAAGCGCACAATATCTTTATCGGTACAAACAAACAATTCGCTTTCTTCTTCACTTGGTTTACCATGAGAAACAAACTCTGCTTCCATAGCCATATCAATGATTTCATCTTGGGTCATTTTTTCATCCTTTGAATAAAAACACACAGACTGTCTAGCGTATCTTTGCCAAACCCCTGCATCTTTTGAATTTCTACAGTAACTTCATCAATTACGTTATTACGCAACCAATCATAAAATTCCTGTTGGCTTTTAAAAACTGGTGGGTCGGTTGGTTCATTGAATTTACTCATCATCGTAGCTTTCTTCAAGAGTCTTATCTTCAGGGTAAAAGAACGTATTGCAGCCACGGCAGTGGTAAGTGCGCTCGTCTTCAAATAATGCACCGCCGCAGCCGATATACGGGCATTTTTCACGGCTTTCATCTGCAAACAAGGGTTGGTAACGCTTAGACATTGGACACCTTTCAAGTTGTTGGGAAGCGTAGTGTATGACATAATATATTCTGTCTGACACTAGGACATTCCCTAATTGTCAAACTGTCTGACACAAACAACAATTCAATCTTTTAACCAACAGAAGACAAAATGCCAAGACCGCCATCAGATATTACAGGTACTCAGATTCAGATTGCCGTGAGGGTAACTAAGGCTTTGAAAGATGAATTTCAGAATATGGGAGGGGCAATGTGGTTGAGGAAACTGCTTGCAACTTCGATTGATCAGCGAAAGAAAAGAGAATCTGATTTTGATAAAAAAAAATAGTTTGACGCAAATTGTTTTCTATGTATAATTTGCATCGTCTAGAGTGGCATTTAGACGATGAATCGACAGAGAACCCCGCAGAGTACTGTGTGGTCTTGCAAGGTGGCAAGCGTGACTTTTGTCGATTCAATCGTTTAGCTGCTGCTCTCGCCAAGAGCCAAGACCACAGAGCATTTTGCGGGGTTTTTGCTTTTGCAGACCGTACTCCACACGTTAGTAGTGAGTCTGCATGGACTGCTTGGAAGAAAACACCGCACTCTGATACACCCCAGAGCAAAAGGCGACCAGCGTTGATTTGGCGACTGGTAAAGCATTTGGTACACGGTGGTAAACAAGGCCAAATGTATAAGCGAACAAATCCGTCAAGCGCACTTGGGGCTGTTTGGTTTTTTCTAGTTGATAGGAGTTGATGATGAACACTGATAAGTCTGGAGAAGGTAGGATAGAAACGAGTCTATCCACCCTTGGAGAACCTATGTCTGAAAGTAAACCAATGTTTGATGACTTCTGGAAAATGTGGCCTAACACTCCAAGAAAAGGGGCAAAGGCTAAATGCAAACAAGTGTGGATAAAGTCTTATTGCGACACACAAGCAGATCAAATCCTAAAACACCTTGCATGGATGAAAACCACTGAGCAATGGCTGAAAGCAAACGGTGCTTTTATCCCTGCACCTTTGGTTTACCTTAATCAACAACGATGGGATGGCGCAGAAGTGCCTGAGATGCAGTTAAAACCACAGATTGACCCTGCCTTAGCCAAACTAGAACAAGACCGCCAAAAAGCTGTTTCTATGCCTGACCATATCAGGGAAAAACTAGCAGCTTTGAGAGGGAGACAATGAATGAGTTGGCTCTTTTCGCAGGTGCTGGTGGAGGAATACTTGGCGGCAAACTCCTTGGATGGAGAACAGTCTGTGCAGTCGAGTGGGAAGCCTATCCCGCAAGCGTACTGTGCGCCCGACAAAATGACGGAATTCTCCCGCCTTTCCCGATTTGGGATGACGTTCAAACCTTTGATGGTAGACCGTGGAGAGGAATTGTTGACGTTGTATCGGGAGGATTTCCATGCCAAGACATCAGTGCCGCAGGAAAAGGCGCAGGAATTGATGGAGAACGATCAGGAATGTGGGGAGAAATGGCTCGCATCATTTGTGAAGTACGACCCAGATACGTCTTTGTGGAAAACTCACCAATGCTCACTTCTAGGGGACTTGGACGAGTTCTTGGAGACTTGGCCAGCATGGGGTTTGATGCGAGATGGGGAGTGTTGGGAGCAGCGGATGTTGGAGCAAACCATCAGAGGGACAGAATTTGGATTGTCGCCAAATGGCGTGGACAACTTTCATACGCCCAACACGACAGGATTGGACGGTGGGAGCAACAGCAGGAGAGCATTAAAGAAGCGAATGGAAATTTGGCCAACGCCAGCGACCAAGGGTTATGGTCATGCGGCAGAGGGCATGGTGGGGAATCTAATGCAAAAAATAGAAAATGGAGTGATAACGAAACAAGAGGCGGAACAAATGTTGAGTTTGCCGCATCTAGAGAATCACAGAACATGGAAAAAAAAATGGGGAACACCAAAAGTTCAAGACTCACGCCATGCACTTTCGGACAGGGGAAAGGGCAACCTTGGGGAACAAGTATCGGGTCTTCACAATGGTGGGAAACTGAACCCAACGTGGACAGAGTGGCTGATGGGGTGGCCGCTAGGGTGGACAGACTTAAAGCCATTGGAAATGGACAAGTCCCATTGTGCGCCGCAACAGCTTGGAGAATCTTAAATGACATTAAATGAAGCTCACCGAATTCTGGACACTCAAAAAGATGGAACAAGACTCCACCCTGTTGTCAAAGTCACAGAAGCCTTGTGGACAACCGGAGACATTAGCCGATCACTACCAGTCCACGCTAGACCATTTGATTCTGATGGCATCGCAGAATGGATGGAAAGCTCACGCATGGCACAGGGCGAAAGAACTGGAGAGCCACTACTTGGGGATTTACAACGGCATCAGTCAGGAATTGACCAAAAAGATGAAAGAAATCAATGATTTACATCGGGATTGATCCCGGCTCTGTAAGTGGTGCATTAGGTGCATTAGACCATCAGGGTAATTACCTAGAGGCATTCGACATTGAGCATAGGGACAAGCACATACTAGCCCTTGTTTTCAAGAGTCGGATTCTCAGCCTAGTAGACCCCAAAGAAGGCGCAGAAATTTGCATGGAACAGGTGCATTCAATGCCAAACCAAGGGGTTAGCTCTACCTTTGCGTTTGGTCGTGCTGTAGGGGTTATTTCAGCCGTTTGCGAGTTAACCCGATACCCTGTGCATTTAGTCACGCCGCAGCGATGGAAAAAGCACTTTCACTTGTCAGCCGATAAAAACGAGTCGCTGGACATGGCACGATATTATTGGCCGGAGGCTAAATTAACCTTAAAAAGACACGGGAACAAAGCAGAGGCATTGTTGATTGCAGAATATTTAAGGCACGAGCTACATGGCATCGAAGTCAAGAAAACCGCCTGACGCAAAAGGTCAGGTCATTTTCTACACTGAACGGGAAAAGGCCGCATTGAAGCATATCGGTAATGGTTCAGTAGCTGAAGGCAACAGGATTAGCATTCGATGGGCGGCACATTTCTGGAATGTAGGATTAAGACCAGACCACAATTTGAACCATGTTGGCCTCAGTTTATTTGTTGACGATGAACACGCCGATGACCTATGACGTTAAAAATACGGCTAAAACGGCTTCTAAGGCACTTTTAAGGCATTATTTTAATGCGGCTGGATAGTGCAAGAGGGTAAGGGCTTGCAAGGGCTTAAAAGTAGGCAAGAAAAAACCGCCCGAAGGCGGCTGAATGTTAGTGGTCACTGACTTATGTTAAGACCTCTGACAATGCTTTTTTAACCGACTCTGTGACATAAGGGTTATCCAGCATTTCTTCAGCATCACTTTCAGTCAGATATTCATAGCTGTTAAAGTTATCAGGATATTCCTCTGGCATTTCGTCTTGAAGTAAATCAAACCAAATAGCATTGGGAGTGTGTGAATCATTTGTAAAACTTAATTGAATCATGTTAATCCCTTTAATAATCTAGACTTTGAGCAATGATTTTAAAATGGCAGGGATAACCCGACTCATTTTGCGATTCTCTGATTGAATTTACAATCAATTCAAGTTGTGCAAAGTTAGCGGATACTAACTTTAATTCACCTGTTTGATGTTTGAATTTATCATCTTCATAAAATACAATTTTTATATCATTCAGCATATTGACACCCTCTTTAATATGATTTTGACAAGTAAGGCAATGGCGGCATATATCATGGTTTACCCCCATGTACCGATTATGAGTATTAAACAAACAAAGCCGAAAAAGCTTACCCCTAGAATGATCTGGTCGATTTTTTACATTATTTACACCTATGTACCCTGTAAAATCACAGGCCGTTAACCCCTAAAATAAGGGCTAACAGTCTAGAATTTAACCCGTACAACAGCCGCAACAGGGCGAATCAATGCAGCGACCATTTTTATTTCGATATATCTCAGCCCCTGAACTAAACCTATAAACGTCAGATATATATCGGCCTTGATCGGGTTTAATATTGATCTGACAATCCCCTGTTTCGGTAATATAAGCTTTACGGGTATCGGTGCAATAAGTGATTGAGTCCCCCTTATTGATCTTTACCCCTGAAATAGCGCAAACCCCTGAATATTTAGCTATCATTGATTTAAGCATAATGCACCCCTTTGATCTGCACAAAGCCGTTATCCTCTTTTTTAGCTTTACCCTTCGCATATAAAGCCACTACTACTCTTTTAGGTTCAATGAACCTGATATCGGTATCATCCCCATCGACAACAGTCCAACCCCTAAAAGTCTCAGGAATATCGGCTTGTTTAGCGAATACCACAGCAGTCCTAGAATTATCGGGGTTTGTCAACCCTTTGATGCTGATAGGTTTAGGTGTAATAGCTGAGAATGAATAGGTAAGATCATAATTGTTTGCTGTCTTACCTGTTAGATTACGAGAAGGATGTTTAGTGTAATCATAAAAAATTACATCAGGGAATAACTGAAACAGGTTTTTATTGTCCCATATGATTAGATTCTCATAAGGTATATCACTTGTACCATTAGGCCGTACAACAGGCTTAAACCCTAGTTTTTTGGCTTTCCGCTCAATTGACCACGTATCAGCAGCTAAGGACAACAAAAAAGCTAATTGATTATTATAAAAATAGTCAGTTTTTGATTGTCTGGCTAACTGTACTGAATCGAATGCGCCCCTACCTGCTGATTTTAAACAGCCATGCATACAACCTGCTTTTTTTGCTAATGGGCAAAGGTTGTCATCAGGGACAAGGTAAACAATACCCGTGAGAAAACCTAGTTTTTCACCCTTTACAGTTTTAGCAGAGGATTCCCCTAGGATTGTTTTATAGGTAAGACCTAAGCTTGTCAGAATTAATTTATATGGATTTTTCATTATCAACACCTATTGAATTGAGTTACTTATCAGGATTGATAAGCCTATAGGGTACTCAGTGAATACCCTATAAGATATCAATCAGACTTGATGACTTGAGGGTAAACCCGCCGCACGCATATTGGCATAGGCAACCCGATTGAGTGCCTCTAAATTCTCTGTGTGTTCTTGTTGATAACGAAGCATGGATGCCTCTAATACCCTCCAATTCGATGCGGAGGGGTTGGCTGAGAATGTCTTGAAATCCTCAGTGAGTATTTTCTTAGCTGAGTCTAAGTGAATGAGTTTGATTGTCATAATGTACGCCTGTTTAGATGGTTGTTGAAACACTGATTATTCTTAACCAGTGCTACTAATATAACGTTATGTCAGACACTATGTAATCAGTACTTACCCTAAGCCCACACTAATAATATCTATCAACTAATGCTAGTCAATAGGTTTTAACTATTTATCAAACTGTGATATATCGGGTTTGTCGATTATGCTGGATCGATCCTATATCATATGCTGTCGACCGCATATAGTTTATGCTGTAATGAGCATATAGGGTTTGCCCTAGTAAGTGTTAGTTAGTGCTTACTTCGCTATCGTTATCAATTTGATAGGGGGGAGGGGGTGGTCGTGTGTCTGTAATATTTGTGGCAGCCTCCTCCGCACTGAAAAAGCCAATCTAAGTGTTTAACACTAACAAAGATAATCTGGTTGGAAGAAAAGGGTAATCAGTGAGGTGTGTCTTTAAGTTTCATTTGGGCGCAAGCGGCTACCCGATAGAGAATATAGGTGTTTAATGTTTAACAGTAAGCTGATTAGGGTGTCTGCCACGAGGAGAGCCTACTTCTAGGCTTATTCTGGATTATCTATGCGGCGTAGTCACTACGATGGCACACCAGCTTCCAAGCGGTCATAACAGGGGTTTACAGGATTGCCCTCTGTCGAGTCGGGTAGCAGAACCGACACTCCTTTTGTTGACACTATACTAGAAAATCATCCCATCATCAAATGCTTTAAGAATCTTTTTAGATGACTGTTTTGCGCCTTGTTGGTAGGCTTGTATTTTCTTAGGGTTGGTTACCTTGCGTTTTGCAATCTTGTCTTCTGCTAGTTTGGTGGCTAGGTTTTTCTCCCAAGATTCCAATGCTTGCGTCATTTCCTTACGCTGTCTCTGTTTTGCCAGTTCTTCAGGTGTCAGTTGAATTGCCATAAAAAAAGCCCTTTAGGGGTGACACAGTCGCACCCCCCGAATGCACGGAGGCTGTATCACTTCTAAAAGGCTCATAGTCTGGTGCGATCAAACTAACCTACACTATACAAGAATCTGATTCTGATGTAAAGTGTGTACTAACTTCCAAGAAGTGTGTGGATTGGCAGGTATGAAGTCGGTCATGTGACCTCTGAGGTAAGGTGTCTTGCAAGTTAGCCGAATCCAAGTCATTCATCCCGATGCTCTGTGTGGGTCGCAACCATAACAGTCCATACTCTTGTTGGAAGACCAAGACGCATGGAGATTGGCTACTGTCTAGATGGTAGTTCCCACAAACAGTCTCCAGCCGTGTTGGTGTCGAGTAACGAAACTGTACGCCAGATACCTGATCGGGTGGGTCTGCAAACCCGTAGGTCGCAACGCTGGTTACCAACAACTTCTTCCCACAACTGGATAAAAGATGAACGTGATAGATAGCTTTAAGAAAACAAGGGGTAGACCAAAGGGTTCTGGTGCTATGACCTTGAGGAAGTATGCTGATAACCCTCAAGCACTTACCCTACCTAAGACTGAACAACAACAAGTAAGAGAACTCAAAGACCTGTTAATCAAGAGTGCAGGTGCTAATGTTGTCCACAAGGCAGTTGAGATTGCCATGAATGACGAACACCCTGCTCAAATGGCTGCTATCAAACTCTGTATGGACAGAATGCTTCCCGTTTCTTTGTTTGAGAAAGAAGGAAAACAGAGGTCAGCAGTTAACATAACTATTTCTGGCATTGGCGGCGTAGTCATAGGGGATAACCCTATAGAAGCAGAAGACATAGAAAGCAAAGATGTCTGACCTTAACTTCAGTCTCCTCCCTTGGCAACAAGAAGTCTTTGCTGATAAAACCCGTTTCAAAGTCATTGCTGCTGGACGGCGTTGCGGTAAGTCTCGCCTGTCAGCCATTACCCTGTTAATAGAAGGTTTACAGTGTACTGCTGGTTCTGCTGTACTGTATGTTGCGCCTACCAATGGTCAGGCAAGACAGATTATTTGGGATGTATTGATGGAGTTGGGGCGAGAGGTTATCCAAGCCAGCCACATTAATAACATGGACATCACCCTGATAAACGGAGCAAAAATCTATGTCAGAGGAGCAGATCGTCCAGATACTTTGCGAGGAGTGTCTCTCACCTACGCTGTGCTTGACGAGGTTGCGGACATTAAACCCGAAGCATGGGAACAGGTTATTCGTGCGTCTTTGTCTGATAAAAAGGGCAGAGCTATGTTCATCGGCACTCCCAAAGGTCGTAACTTCTTCTATGACATCTTTAAACTTGGAATGTCAGAAGAAGACTCAGATTGGAAGTCGTGGCACTTCACTACCAAAGACAACCCGCTGATAGACCCTGATGAAATTGAGTCTGCCAAGAAAACCCTAAGTTCCTTTGCTTTCAAACAGGAATACCTTGCCAGTTTTGACAATGCTGGCTCTGACGTTTTTAAAGAAGAATGGATTAAATATGGAGAAGAACCTGAACATGGCTCGTACTACATTGCTGTCGATCTGGCAGGGTTTGAAGAAGTGGCTAGACAAGCTGCCAATTCCAAGAAAAGGCTAGACCAAACTGCCATTGCTGTTGTCAAAGTAACAGAGGACGGTAAATGGTTTGTCAAAGAGATTGTTTATGGGCGGTGGGACATCAGGGAAACTGCGGCTACGATCCTGTTGAAGATGCGGGAATACCGCCCTTTGAGCATTGGGATTGAGCGTGGAGCATTAAAAAACGCAGTTTTGCCGTATTTGAGTGACTTAATGCGTAAAAATAATGTATATTCGCACATAGTTGACTTGACGCACGGCAACAGGAAAAAGACTGACAGGATTATCTGGAGTCTCCAAGGACGGTTTGAGCATGGGCGTATTGTGCTGAACTCTGAGGAAGATTGGGATGAATTCAAAGATCAACTCTTGATGTTTCCCGCCCAAGGTGTTCATGATGACTTGCCTGATGCCCTTTCCTACATTGACCAACTGGCTGTAACCTCATACTTCCAAGACGATCAAGAAGATGAGTGGGAGCCTCTAGATATTATTTCGGGGATTTAAATGGCAACAAATAAAGAAGTCAAACTTGAACAGAACGAGTTTTATGAGCCTACTGAGGCTGATGAAGAACTGACAGATTTTGTTACTGACCACTGCAACAGATGGCGTGACTACAGAGACACCAACTTTCTCCCTGATTGGCTGGAATACGAGCGTATCTTCCGTGGTCAATGGGCATCTGAAGACAAAACCCGTGAGTCTGAACGCAGCCGAATCGTAACTCCTGCTACTCAACAAGCAGTTGAGACTCGTCACGCTGAAATCATGGAAGCTATCTTTGGTCAAGGTGACTTCTTTGACATTGAAGACAATATCCAAGATGTAAACGGCAATCCTATTGACATTGAGATAATTAAGGCTCAACTCACTGAGGATTTTAAGAAGGACAAGATCAGAAAAGCTATCGACCAGATCGAATTGATGGCTGAAATCTATGGGACAGGCATTGGCGAGATTGTTGTTAAGACTGAAACTGAGTATGTTCCCTCGACTCGACCTATTCCTAATCAGCAGGGTCAGGCAGCTATTGGCGTGATGGAGAGAGACAGGATTTCTGTCAAGATCATGCCTGTCAACCCCAAGAACTTCTTGTTTGACCCTAACGGCACAAGCATTGATGACTGTATGGGCGTGGCTATTGAAAAATACGTTTCAATTCATAAGGTTGTGCAAGGTATTGAACGTGGAATCTACCGCAAAGTGGATATTGGTACTGCCAGTGAAGACACTGACCTTGAGCCTACCCAAGAAGTAAGCCAGTATCAGGATGAAAAGGTTCTTTTGTTGACCTACTACGGGTTAGTTCCCCGTGAGTACCTCAACAACATGAAAGAGAACAAGGATATTGTTGAATTGTTCCCTGAGAATTCAACGGCTGAAGACTACACCGATATGGTTGAGGCCATTGTCGTGATTGCCAATGATGGAATGCTCTTAAAGGCTGAAGAAAATCCATACATGATGAAAGACAGGCCAGTTCTGTCTTACCAAGACGATACTGTGCCAAATCGCTTGCTTGGTCGTGGTACGGTGGAAAAAGCATTCAATATGCAAAAAGCCATTGATGCTCAGACTCGCAGCCACTTGGATTCACTGGCACTGAGTACCTCCCCCATGATGGCAATGGATGCAACTCGCTTGCCCCGTGGTATGAAGTTCGAGGTAAAGCCCGGAAAAGCTATTCTGGTCAATGGTTCTCCTAGCGAGATTTTGTATCCATTCAAGTTTGGAGCAACTGACCCGAACAACCTTGCAACTGCCAAAGACTTTGAGCGAATGTTGCTACAAGCTACAGGAACTCTAGACTCCAATGGCATGATTAGCCAAGCTAGTCGTGATGGTGGCGGTATGTCGATGGCGGTTGCCTCCATCATCAAGAAATATAAGCGTACCTTGGTGAACTTCCAAGAAGATTTCTTGATTCCATTCATCAAGAAAGCTGCTTTTAGGTTCATGCAGTTCGATCCAGAGCGTTATCCCTCTGTTGACATGAACTTCATCCCTACTGCAACCCTTGGCATCATTGCACGAGAGTACGAACAACAACAATTCATCAGTTTATTGCAGACTCTTGGCCCACAAACCCCTGTTTTGCCGATTATTCTCAAGGGAATCGTGGCTAACTCTAGTTTGAGTAACAGATTTGAGATGATGGCGGCATTGGATCAGATGATGCAGCCTGATCCACAAGCTCAACAGATGCAGCAAGCTCAACAACAGTTGGCTATGCAAGCGGCACAGGCTCAAATTGCTGTAAACACTACTCAAGCAGAACAAAACAGGGCTGAAGCACAGAAATTGTCGGTTGAAACTCAGTTAATGCCTCAAGAAGTGCAAGCAAAGATGACTGCAAGCCTGACAAAGAATCTTCCTAATCAGGATGATTTGTCTTCTAAGGAGTTTGATAAGCGGGTTAAGATTGCTGAATTGATGCTTAAAGAGTCTGATATTAAAAACAAGGCAAAGATTGTTGAAATGCAGATGATGGACAAACAAAATCAAAGCCAAAAAGATAATGATTTTTTAAAGAGCATCATTGGTGAACAATGAACCTTAAAAAAGTTATTCTTTCTGATATTTCAACAGAGGCAAAAGTAACTGCCATTGCTCTTTTGTTGGATAAAGAATTACCTAAGTTAACTGACCAAGTTGATACAGTCAAAAAACTTAAAGGTGAACAAGGAGATCGTGGTCTTCAAGGCGATAAAGGAAATGCTGGTCGTGATGGTAAAGATGGAAAAGATGGGCGTGATGGAAAAGACGGTTCAATTGGTAAAAATGGAAAAGATGGTGAAGATGGTGTTTCAGTTGTAAATGCCAAAGTTGATTTTGATGACTCCTTAGTTTTTACATTGTCTGATGGCAAAGTAATCAATGTTGGAGAAGTCAAAGGCGAAAAGGGTGAAAAGGGAGAGCGAGGTGCGGCTGGACTATCGGGTGCTGGCTCAAGCACAGGCTTTTATAATGCTGATGGTGGTTTTTATAATTCAATCTATGGCGGTACAACTGCCCTAGACGGAGGAAGTCCTTAATGGCTATTCAAATACAGTTAAGACGAGGTACTGCAAGCCAATGGACAGCGGCAAATACTCTCCTTGCTCAAGGAGAAATTGGTTTAGAAACGGACACATCTAAACTTAAACTTGGTGATGGCTCTACGCTATGGAATAGTCTGTCTTATTTTAGTGCTGGTAGTGGAGTCACTGCTGTTACCGCAACATCTCCAGTTGCTTCATCAGGCGGTTTAACTCCTGTAATCTCCTTATCAAGCGGTTATGGAGATACGCTAAACCCATATGCTTCTAAAACTGCAAATTTCTTTTTAGCTGCACCCAATGGGTCTGCTGGAGTACCGACATTCAGGGCAGTTGTTGCCGCTGATATTCCGACTTTAAATCAAAATACAACTGGTTCAGCCGCAACCCTTACAACTGGCAGAACAGTAGCCATTACAGGTGACTTGGCTTATACAAGTCCTAGTTTTGATGGTTCTACAAATGTGACTGCTACAGGAACACTTGCCACAGTTAACACAAATGTTGGCTCGTTTACCAATGCAACCCTTACAGTAAACGGCAAAGGTCTAATAACTGCCGCATCAAGTGGAACTGCCCCAGTTACATCGGTAACTGCTACAAGTCCTGTTGCATCAACTGGTGGAGCAACACCTGATATATCAATGCCAGCCGCTACCACCTCAGTAAGCGGTTATTTGACTTCTACTGATTGGACTACTTTTAATGGTAAAGGTTCAGGGACTGTAACAAGTGTGGCGGCAACTGTCCCATCATTCTTGTCTGTTGCTGGCTCACCGATTACAACAAGTGGAACATTGGCAATTACTTTGTCAGGTACAGCATTGCCAATAGCGAATGGTGGCACTGGTGCAACTACATTGGCTGGCGCATCTATTACCACCTACACGGGTACAGAGACATTAACAAACAAGCGAATTGACCCAAGAGTTACTTCAGCCGCATCTGCATCAACACTAACCCCAAGCGTTGCAACCGCTGATGTTTACGCATACACAGCATTGGCAGCAGGTCTTACCATCAATGCTCCAACAGGAACGCCTGTTGATGGCGATAAGTTAATGTTTAGGCTCTTAGACAATGGAACTGGTCAGACATTGACTTGGAATGCTACTTACACCGTAATTGGAGTAACTTTACCAACCACCACAACAGCAAACAAAACAACGTATGTAGGTTGTATTTACAATGCTAACAATACACGTTGGGATGTAATAGCAGTAACCACACAGGCATAACCATGAAGATTGACTTTTCTTTTTCATCGCAGTACGGCACATTCTCAGATGCTCTGCATTTGCCTGACGATCATGGATTGTCTGATGAGCAGATTGAAACAATGAAACAGCAAAGGTTTGATAACTGGATTGCTGTAATTACTGCGCCCCCCACTGAGGAGGTTTAATGGCTGATCGCTATTGGATTCTTGGCACAGGTACTTGGGATTCCACAAGCACAACTAACTGGTCTGACACTTCTGGTGGGACGGGAGGCTTTTCTGTTCCTACTGCGGCAGACAATGTATTTTTTGATGCAAACTCAAATGTATTGGCTACTGCATTTACAGTCACTATGGCTACTACGCCAAGGGTCTGTAATGACTTTACAGCGTCAGGGCTTGATGGCACTATGACCCTTGCTGGGTCAGCTATTGGATTGACAGTATCAGGCAGTCTATTTTTCCCTGCTACAAACTTTACTCGTTCTTATAGTGGCGTAACCACATTTAACGCCACAACAACTGGTAAAACTATTACTACAAATGGTAAAATTATTACTACCGTCTTGTTTGATGGTGTGGGCGGTGGTTGGATTTTACAAGACGCATTAACTGTTGGTAATCAATGCACCCTTACAAATGGGACATTAAATTTAAATGGAAAAACTTTAACTTGTCCAACTAGATTTATAACTGACACAGGCACAAAAAACCTGACATTTAACGGTGGAATTTTAGTATGTTCTGGAGCAAGCACAACTTCATTTAACAATGCCGTACCTACTAACTTCACCACAACAGCAGGCACAGGCACAGGCACGATCTCCATGACTGCTGCAACCGCTAAGACGTTTGTGGGTGGTGGCTCTACGTTTAATTGCACACTTAATCAAGGTGGTGCTGGTGCTTTGACCATTACAGGCTCAAACACATTCAGCAACATTACAAACACAGTTCAGCCAGCATCTATCCTGTTTACGGCGGCAACAACAAGCACGTTCAGCAATTTCAGTCTGTTAGGCACATCAGGAAACTTGATAACCATTGGCTCTGTAACGGCGGCAAGCCATACGCTATCTAAGGCAAGCGGTACTGTGAGCGCAGACTATTTGTCTATCAGTCGGTCTACAGCTACAGGCGGGGCAGGATGGTACGCAGGGGCTAACTCCACAAATGGCGGCAATAACTCAGGATGGATATTCACAGCACCTCCTGCGCCTAGTGCTGGAAACGGCAATTTTTTGGTATTCTTTTGAGGAATATATGAGTCCAGAACTACTTAAGTACTATGAAGACCGTTTTTCAATGATGTCTATGGACGGTTGGAAAGAATTAACTATTGATATTGACAATATGATAGAGTCACTCAATAATATAAGCGTTATTCCTGATGAAAAGACCTTGATGTTCAAAAAAGGTGAACTTTCCATCTTGACTTGGCTGAAAACCTTGAAAGAGGTCAGCGAACAAGCGTATGAGGAATTGAATGAAAAGAATGTTTGATTTTGCCTGTGCAAACGGGCATAAAACTGAAAGACTTGTTGATTATGAGTTAACAAGTTTTCGATGTGAGTGCGGAGAAACAGCCAACCGTACTCTGTCTGCTCCTAACTTCAAACTAGAAGGGTGGTCTGGTTCTTTCCCGTCAGAGCATGGGAAGTTCGAGAAGAAACACCTAGATCAGTTGAAGTGGGAGCAAAAGCACAACTCATAAACAGAAATGTCGAGTTGAATGTCCTAGAACCGATAACGGCAGGAAAAAGGTAAAAATATGTTGATTGACAATGAAGATGAGTCGCTAAGTGAGTTAGATGCAGTTGAGCAAAAGAAGCAACTACCTGAAGTAGCACCACTTTCTGAGATGCCTGAGAAATACAGGCAGAAATCTTTAGAAGAAGTGGTCAAAATGCACCAAGAGGCTGAAAAGTTGATTGGAAAGCAAGCGCAGGAAGTTGGGGAAGTGCGAAAGCTGGCAGATGAACTTATAAAGCAAAACCTCTCCTCTAAACAGCAACCTATTGAGAAAGAGCCTGAAGTAGATTTTTTCGAGAATCCACAAGAGGCAGTTCGCAGGACTGTTGATAACCATCCCGATGTACTTGCCGCTAGACAAGCTGGTCAAGATTTCAAAAAGATGCAGATTCAACAAAAGCTGGCGCAAGAGCATCCTGATTTTGGTCAGATTGCTCAAGATGCAGACTTTGTGAATTGGGTGAAATCTTCACCTGTTCGCCTTGGTTTGTACGCAAAAGCTGATGGTGAGTTTGATTACGATAGTGCAAACGAATTGTTGAGTACCTATAAACAGTTGCGTGGCGTTAAGACAAGACAGACTAATGAAGCAGGGGAAACTCAGCGCAAGTCAAGTCTTAAAGCAGCGGGTGTTGATGTAGGTGGAAGTGGGGAGTCTGGAAAAAGAGTCTATCGAAGGGCTGATCTAATTCGGCTGAAGATGACTGACCCAGATCGTTATGAGGCGTTAAGCGGAGAAATCATGCAAGCGTATCAAGACGGACGGGTTAGATAATTTAACTTATCGTTTTTTGGAGATTTAACATGGCAACAGCATTTTCCCCTAGTGGTTCAGTTACCACAACTACAGCAGACAAGTTCATTCCTGAAATTTGGTCAGATGAAATCGTAGCTGCCTATAAGAAAAACTTGGTTCTTGCGAACTTGGTTATGAAGATGAACTTCAAGGGCAAGAAAGGTGACACCGTTCACATTCCTGCACCTACCCGTGGTTCTGCTTCTGCAAAAGCCGCTGAAACAGCAGTCACTTTGATTGCTGCTACAGAGTCTGAAGTTAACGTATCTATCAACAAACATTACGAATATTCACGTTTGATTGAAGATATTGTCGAAGCCCAAGCCCTAAATAGCTTGCGTAACTTTTATACCTCTGACGCTGGTTATGCTCTGGCTAAACAAGTTGATACTGACTTGGTTCAGTTGGGTCGTTCAACCAACGGCGGTGCGGGTACAAACGTGTATGCAACTGGTGCGTTCATTGGTGGTGACGGTACTACTGCTTATGTTGCTGGAAGCAACAATGAGTCAGCATTGACCGATGCCGCTATTCGCCGCACTATTCAGCGTCTTGATGACACTGATACACCAATGGATCAGCGTTTCTTCATCATCCCTCCCTCAAGTCGCAACACTTTGATGGGTCTGGCTCGTTACACTGAACAAGCCTTTGTTGGTGGTACTAACAGTGCTATTCGCACTGGTGAAATTGGCAACCTGTACGGCATCCCTGTGTTTGTCTCAAGCAACACTGATACTGCATCAGGTTCTGCTGGCGCACGAGTTTGTTTAATGGGTCACCGTGATTCAATGGTGCTGGTTGAGCAAGTTGCTGTTCGTTCACAAATCCAGTACAAACAAGAGTATTTGGCTACTCTGTTCACTTCTGACACTCTGTATGGCGTTCAGATTCTTCGTAATGCGGCAAGCACTGGTGCAGCTAAATCTGCATCAATGTTCGCTCTCTTAGTTCCTGCCTAATTGCAGTTGTTTCCCCCTGCCCTAGTGGTAGGGGGGCTTTTTTAACCTAATTAGGAGAAATCAAAATGGCTGCTGCTACCGCTGTTGTTTCCGCTAGAGACAACGAAACTTTCCGTGGGCTTTTTAGCGATACTTGGTCTGTTACTGCTACGCTTGATGCTGGTTCTTTGCTTGATGGTGCGGGTGAAACCGAAACTGTTGCCGTTCCCGGCGTTGCGTTAGGTGATATGGTCTTGGGTTGCTCTTTTGCTGTGGATGAAGTTGGCATGAGCGTTACCGCTTATGTCTCTGCCGCAAATGTTATTAGTATTCGTGTTCAAAACGAATCTGGTAGCACTGTAGACTTGGCATCTTGCAAGATTCGTCTTGTAGCTGCTCGTTTGGTGTAAAGATTGGGGGGCTAGTCCCCCCTTTCTCATTTAAGGGTTTTATGGCTACTTTTCGTTGTCTTCAATCGGGTAATACAGTGAGTTTTACCTTGCAACATGACATTGATTCTATGAAGGGTCATCAGGGTTATGTGAGAATTGATGAACCAGAAGTAACCATAGAATCTGTAGAATCAGAGACTAGAACAGATACCGCATTTGCGCCTGTCATCCCAACTTTTAGAAAAATGGGTAGACCCCGAAAGGTAGCAAATGTCTGAGATAGATGCTCGTGATTTTGGTCGGTTAGAGGCTCAAGTAGAGACTTTGCATGGTCAGGTGACTCAATTGAGTACCGATGTAAAAGCCTTGCTTGAACTAGCAAACAAAGGCAAAGGTGGATTTTGGATGGGGATGACGATTGCCTCAATCATGGGCGGGGTCATTACTTTTATTGCTGATAAGCTGTGGAAATGAAAGAAGGACTCTTATCAGGCAAGGTTTGCCCACTTCCTACTCAGGATATTCATATCAACCTGAAAAACAGAAACCATGCTTTTAAAGAGTATGGTTATGGCCCACCTAATCCAAACGAACCCAATGAAGCGTTTTGGTTGAAGAAAGCCAAGATGTACAACGCACCCACTGATGTTGTCAAAACCATGCGTTGTGGAAACTGTGCGGCATTTATCCAGACACCAACAATGATGCAGTGCATCAAAGATGGATTGGAAAAGGGCAAAAGCTCACCTAATGAACTTGACTATGATGAGCAGTTTATTGAAGCTGCTGATCTAGGATTCTGCGAATTGTTTCACTTTACTTGTGCAGCACTCCGCACTTGTGATGCTTGGAAATCTGGTGGTTCAATCAAAAAGGACTGATATGAAGACAACTAAACCAAAAACTCCTGCTAACGCCCCTAAAAAAGGCATTCCTATAGCAATCATGGTTGCAGTTGGTAAACCCAAGGGTATGCCTATACGTGGCAGTCGGACTGCTACTAACATGATGAAAAAATCTTCAAGAGGTAAATAATGTCTACATTTCAACTCGATCCAAATCAAGTAGCTTGGGGCGTTGCTAGTAATGGCACAACCCAAGTGGCAACAGTAACTACTAGCAGCGTTCAGATGACTGCTTTTGGGGCTACTACAACTATGATTCGCATTGCCTGTGGTCAAGGTCATTGCCACTATGCAATTGGCACAAGTCCTACTGCAAGCATTACAACATCAGCAATGATTCCACCAAATTGTGTTGAAATTGTACGAGTAAGTCCATCTCAAAAGATTGCATTCATTAAGGATGCAACGATTACAACATCAACTGTTTCTGTAACTGAGTTGGTATGAAAACCAAAGCCCAAAAGAAGATTAGCAAAGTTATGACTGAGTATGGCAAGGGTGAATTGCACTCTGGCTCTAAAACTGGCAAGGTTGTGAAGAACCCTCGCCAAGCAGTTGCAATTGCATTAAATTCTGCGGGTATGTCTAAACCAACAAAGAAGAAAAAAAGGTAAAGTAGATGAAAACACCCACTTGGCAAACAAAAGCTGGTCAAAATCCAAAAGGCGGCTTGAATGCCAAGGGTAGATCATCTTATAATGCGGAAACTGGTGGTAATTTGAAACCTCCAGTAAAGTCGGGGGATAACCCTCGCAGGGCAAGTTTCTTGGCTCGTATGGCTGGCAACAGCGGTGCAGAGTACAAGAATGGTGAACCAACAAGACTGCTTCTTTCGCTCAAGGCATGGGGTGCTACCTCAAAGGCTGACGCAAAGGCAAAAGCTAAAGCTATATCCGACAGGAACAAAGCAAAGGCTGGAAGCAGATGACTTATCTTGAACTTGTAAACGATGTACTCGCAAGGTTGCGAGAGACAAGTGTTTCTACTGTTACAGAAACAACATATTCAACACTGATTGGCAAGTTTGTTAATGATGCAAAACGTCAGATTGAAGATGCTTTTTCTTGGAATGTTTTAGGTCAAACGATTACAGTAACTACAGCAGCATCTACAGCATCTTATTCTTTGACAGGTGCTGGTCAGAAGTTTCAAGTGATGGATGTAATTAACACCACAAGCAATGTTGGCCTTACAAATATTAGTTTTGTGGATATGAACCGCAAACTGAACTTTACGCCACTTGTCAATTCAATCCCTACTGAATTTGCATTTGATGGCGTTGATGGTAGCTATGACACTAAGGTAAATCTATATCCAATACCTGATGGCGTATACACAATCAAGTTTGCCTTGACAGTACCACAGGCTACCTTATCTTCAGGCTCAACTATTGTCTCTGTTGCTGACACTCTAGTGGCTCAGAATGCTTATGCCCGTGCATTGGTAGAACGTGGTGAAGATGGTGGTCTATCCTCATCTGAGGCTTATTTACTTTACAAAGCAATGTTGGCTGATTACATTGCATTGGAAGGTACTCGCTATCCTGAGAATCAGGAGTTTGTGGCAACATGAGCCAAGCACTCCAGACTTATTCTTTAACAGCCCCAGGATTTCAAGGGTTGAATACCCAAGAATCGCCTCTTGATTTATCCCTTGGATATGCTCTGGTTGCTCAAAATGCAATCATTGACCAGTATGGTCGGATCGGTTCTCGCAAAGGATACTCTAGGGTAAATTCATCTAGTGGTGCATTGGGCGCAAATGATGTCACTGTCATTAATGAGTTAGTGCAAGCAGATGGGACTTTGACTGTTGTGTTTGCGGGTAACTTGAAACTGTTTAAACTTGATGGTTCTAATGCTGTTTCTGAATTGACTTATGGCGGGGGCGGTACTACACCTACAATTACTGCTAACAATTGGCAATGTGCTTCACTTAATAGCATCACATACTTCTTTCAATCAGGCCATGATCCACTGATATTTGATCCTACTATCTCAACTACAACATATTGCAGGGTATCTGAAAAGACAGGTTACGTAGCTACAGTCCCATCAGCAAACATCGTTATATCTGCCTTTGGTAGATTGTGGGCGGCAAACACCACAACTAACAACGCAACAGTCTTTTTCTCTGACTTGATTGCTGGTCATATTTGGTCTACGGGTACTTCTGGTTCATTGAACGTAAACAATGTATGGGTGAATGGTGCTGATGAAATTACTGGACTAGCAGCGCATAACGGGTTTTTGTTTATATTTGGCAAACGTCAAATATTAATTTATTCTGGTGCAACTACGCCATCTTCAATAATTCTTAGCGACACTGTTGAAGGTATTGGCTGCATTGCTAGGGACAGTATCCAGACAACTAGCACTGACGTTATCTTCTTATCAAATAGTGGTGTTAGATCATTGATGAGAACTATTCAAGAAAAGTCATCCCCTGAGCGTGACTTGTCTAAGAACGTGCGTAATGATTTGATGAGTGCTGTTTCTGGTGAAACTGCATCAAATATTAAGGCCATATATTCAGAAACAAATGCACTTTACTTGTTAAATCTTCCAGTATCAAAATACGTTTACGCATTTGATACAAAAGGAATCATGCCAGATGGTTCTTCTAGGTCAACAATTTGGGACAGTATTGAGCCAACATCTTTTTGTGCAAGGCGTAATGGTGATTTGTTGATTGGCAAGAATGGGTATATTGGAAAATACGGCACATACTTGGATGATGCAACGTCATATAGATTGGCATACTATACAAACAATTCTGACCTTGGTGATATAAATGTTACCTCTATTTTAAAGAAAATAAAGGTTATTGTTGTTGGCGGTTCTAATCAGTTGGTAACTTTAAAGTGGGGATATGATTTCACGGGAAATTATTACTCATCACAAGTCAATATACCTACTCAAACAACTGCTGAATATGGTACTGCTGAATATGGTGCAAATGCCACAGTAGTAGCATATTACACATCTGGAGTTGCATTAACAACAATAGAAACAAATGCAAGCAGCAAGGGGAAAATTGTTCAAATAGGGGTTGAGATGGATATAAACAACAATCAATTATCCATTCAAAAGATTGAACTTCAAGCCAAAAATGGCAAGATTGCATAAGGGAAAAAATGTCAAACTATACACAAACAACAAATTTTGCAACCAAGGATGCTCTTGCGTCTGGCAACCCTTTAAAGATTGTCAAAGGTACTGAGATTAATACTGAGTTTGCAAACATTGCAACTGCTGTCGCTACAAAACTAGATAGTAGTGGAGGAACAGCATCAGGGGCAACAATAACAACTTCTACTATTGATAGTTCTACCATTGGTGCAACTACCCCAAGTACAGGTGCATTCACAACACTATCTGCTACAGGTGTAACTACTTTAAGCAATGCTGTACTTCCTGTTATTGATAATATTAAGTTAGGATACACCACTACAGCAACAGCCGCAGGAACAACAACACTATTGTTGGCAAGTAACAACCAACAGTTTTTTACTGGATCAACAACTCAAACAGTTGTTTTGCCTGTTACAAGTACTCTTGTACTTGGACTTAGTTATTTGATCGTCAACAACTCAACTGGAGTTTTAACTGTTCAATCAAGTGGCTTAAACACAATCACTTTGATTCCTGCTGGTGCTGCTGTTAGATGTACTTGTATTCTTATTACAGGAACAACCGCCGCAAGTTGGTCGTTTGCATTTGAGAGCAGTTCCAATATACCTTATAAGCAAATTCCGACAATAACTGCGACTGTTGCTACAAATATATTGACATTGGGATTGAATGCTTGTTCATTAGACTTTAGATCATCTACTGCATCTTCAGGGACAACAACAACAAGAAACGTCACTGCGGCTATTTCAATGACTGTTTCCAATGGCTCTACGCTTGGAACAGCAAGCGGAATATTAGCTAAATTGGCTGTCTTGGCTATAGACAACGCTGGAACAGTTGAATTAGCTGTTGTCAATGCAAATGCTTATGGATTATTAGATGAGCGTAGTTTGATTAGTACAACTGCTGAAGGTGGTACTGGAACGGCAGATAGTGGAACAGTAATTTACTCAACTACTGCCAGAACTTCTGTGCCATTCAGGATTGTTGGATACGTTGAGTTAACACAAGCAACTGCTGGCGCATACGCTACAGCACCATCTAATATTGCTGGAATGGGTGGGGCAATTGTTCCTCAACCAACTCCAGTAATTACCTCTGGCACTGCTATATCAACTGCGACTTGCTCATTTACTGGTGTTATTTCTACAACTACTTTGACGGCTTCTGCTGTTACAGGAACAATTGCGGTAGGTCAAGTTATTACTGGAACAGGTGTAACTGCCGGCACAACAATTGTAGCTTTAGGTACGGGTACAGGTGGTGCTGGAACTTATACAGTCAGCGCATCTCAAACAGTTAGCTCAACAACAATCACTGTAGTTGGATTAGATTTTTACAATATCCCATCATGGGCGAAGCGTATTACTGTGATGTTTAGTGGTGTTTCTTTAAGTTCAACAGCAAATTATTTAATTCAAATAGGTGCTGGTTCTATTACAAGTACAGGTTATGTATCTGTTGCCAATAACGGTTCAGGAACATCTACTACTTCAACAAGTGGCTTTGTTGTTACTGGTGGTAGTACGGCTACTGATTTAACCTATGGTTTTGTTACTATAAATAGTTTTGGCTCAAATATATGGACTCAAGGCGGTAATTTAAATAACGGCAGTGCTTGTAGGCTTAGTGCCGGAGGAGTTACGCTTTCAGGTACTCTTGACCGACTCCGAATAACAACAACATCAGGCACAGACACATTCGATGCTGGCTCTGTCAACATTCTGTACGAAGGATAATCATGTCAATACTTGTTTTAACTTTTGACCAACAAGAACAACAACAGAATACGTGAAGATTCCAGTAATCTACAGCAATGATTACATTGTCTTCTTGGAAAATGATTGTGGGTTCACCTTTATTCATTGTGATTGTGTAAGGTGG